TCGAACCTGCACACTTATAGTTAGAACTCTGTTGCTACATCGGGAGAGGTACATTTATACTTCACCGTAGTTGTCGGTACGCCAAAGAGTTAATCTCCGAACATAGACTATAAGCCTTCTCAACCAAGAGACGGTCTACCATTCCGCCACCTGACTATTTGCTTGTCTTTCCAAGCTGTCAACAAGCCTTGAAACTTACCTACGCACCGTGAGGTATCTTGTGTATTCGTTCGCATTGCCTAATCATTGAGCGCTTTTGCATTTCGGCTGCCGTGCGTGTCATTATTTTTAATTGTTGTTAATTTTTTATAGATTATTTTTCTAAAAAATTAAACAATAATATTATAAGAGCAACTGGTATGGATATTATTAAAATAATAAATTCTATAATTAACCAAACTTTTAACAGATACCATTGTTTTTCTGGGTCTTTAACTAAAGAAAATAAAAACAAAAGTGTTGGTATAATACTAAACACTGTCCAAACAATTAATATTGTTTCCATAATTTATTTTATTTTTTTTTATTATTGTTTCTATTATTTTTTCATACTGTTAAAATATATATCTTATTACATTCCAAGGAATTATTTCATTATGAATCTTTTTAAATTCATCAATGTATTGGTACTTTAGATTGTGTTTGTAACGTATATTAATACCTCCATATTGAGAAGTTTTATTTTCTTGTATTTCAGGATTCCATAACAAATCTTCACCTTTTACATTGTTATTTAAATTATCAATATGTTTATTCTTATTATGAGTAAGAAATATAACTTCACTTTTGACTACATCTTTATAATCTACATAATCATTAACCATTTGAAATAAATCTTTGTATTCTTCTAACCAATTATCAGTTACAATTACAGGAGAAAAGTTAATATGAACGTCATAACCTGCATCTATAAATGCATCAATAGCTTTAATTCTATCAACAATTTTACTTGTATTAGGTTCTAATAAATCAGAATACTTTTGAGGCATTAATGAAAATCTTATTCTTATTTTATTTTCTGGATTGTAATCTAATAAATTTACATTTACATACTTAGTAGCAAATGAACCCATAGCTTTAGGACTATCTTTAAAAAAGTCAAAAATATATTTCCAATTATGATATTTTAAATGTAAAGCAAAATCTTCATTACAACTTATATCATATGTTATCAATGAGTTATGAGTTTGATTAGGTTTGTCTACAATAATAAACATTGAATGATTATTAATAGCTGTTAAAATGTCTCCTGTATTTTTAGCAATATCTAATCCTTTAGGTTTATGGCGTTTCATATAACAATAAGTACAATTAAATAAACAGCCATGACCAAAGCTAGGTGATATAAAGTCAGTACTTCTACCACTTTCTCTAATAAGCATTGATTTTCTGTTAATTTTTTCCATTTTTCATTTAATTTAAAATCAGCAGAAGCAATTTTAAGAGATATTCTGTTTTCTCCTTACCTCACACATTTTAATGTATGCTTTAATTGCCACTCTTTCGAGTATCTGATAATTATTTTATATTTCTTGTTCAGCTTTTATAAGCAATTCTGCTTTTTTAGCATAAACTTCTTTTCTTACAATCAATTCTTCATCTAATTGTTCCAATAATTCTGAATGTAAGTCACAAATATCAGAACATTTTTTTACTTGATAAAGAGCTTTTTCTTTAAAATTGTAATATTTGTTCATTAAAGAACTTGATATTTTTCTAGCTTCTATTAATTCATTATCAGTTAATGTATTAATGTTTACTAAACTACCATCTTTCTTTTTCCAAAGAAGTTGGTTTTCATTATCTTTTGCTTGTATTTCTACGCCTTCCATCTAATTTTTTATTTAAGGGTTATTTAAAATAGGAAAATAAAAGGGGGAAATTAATCCCCCTTTATTAATTAAAATGCTCTTTCTGCATCTGCTGGAGCTAAACTAATAGCTTCAGTATTTGCAACAGTTGCGTTGTTTTGCTTCAAGTTACGATTTGCGTAAGTTGTTGCGTCTTCATTACTAAATACAACACAAGAATATTGAGTAACTTCTCTGTCACCAATAATATAAGGAGTTGTTTGGAAAGTATGGAAAGAACCTTCAACGATGTCATTTACAGCAATGTTACTAAACAAAGCATCAGCTTTAATTAATACACCATCTTCTGTATGACCTTCACCCCAGATATTTCTTGTTCTGTTGTTGTTATTAGATTTAACAGTAACATCTCTACCATTTAATTTGATAGTTCTGTCTAATTCCTTAAATACTACTACTTTGTAAGGACGATTGTTTTTTGCAGTTTTAGTTTCCGAAACTGATACGACTTGGATTAAATTCATAATTTTGATTTTTAAATTGTTGTTAATTGTTTTTAATTGTTTTTGGTTTTTGAAATAAAATAAAACTTTGTGTTTCTAATCTACATATCATCTATGAAACACAAAGTTTTAAATTAATTATTTTGTAGGTTTAGTTCTTCTAGTTGTTTTTTTAGAAGGTTCAGGTGTTTCTTCTTCTTTTAAAGAAACGTTTGTTCTAACTCCTTCTGGAAACAATTCAGTACCTAATTCTAAAAGGTCTAAAAAGTTTCTACTCGCAGCTTCAGCTTCATATTGTGCTTCAAGAATAGCTTGAGTGTTAATAGGAAATTGACCTTTTAATGTTTCAAGTCTACTTTCAGCAGCCAAATTGCGTTTTTCAGCATCTAAAGCATCTTTAGTTAATTGTAAATGAGCTTCACGAGCATTCATTAAAGCTTTTCCAGCATCTTTGCTAGCAGTTGATTGCTGTAATCTTTGTAAATAATTCATAATTTTTAATTTTTAATTAAAGTTTTGTTTAAACAATTTATTTTATCTAAAATAAATTTAGAATAAACGATTTTTTGAAATGTTGATTTTAATTTTTTATGTGCTGGCATAAAAACTTCCTTTTCAACTGAAGGATAAATAGATTTAAAATCAGAAGCAGTCTTGCTTTTTTTATACCAAACTGATTTTAAATCATTTACTGTCTTTTTTCTTATTAAGGTACTCATTTTATTTAATTTTAAATTGAATAACCAATTTTAAAATACGCAATATTTCCTTTAAGTATAGCAGTATAAACTGTATACTTTTTCATTAAATAAGATTTAATTGCTTGAAATACGCCATGCGTACTAATGTTTAAGGTAAAATTTCTAATTTTTTTCATAAAGTTTAATGTTTAATCCTCCCCATTGAGGAAGATTGTTTGAATAATGTAAAATGCTACTTAAAAGTTGATTTCTTAATGATTTTGCTTGCGGTGTGTTACGCATTTGTTTAGCAATTTTTGCAATTTTGTTTGTTGTTTTTTGTTCTTCAGTCATAATTTTATTTATTAAATTGTTTTTAATTTTTAAATATTATTGTCATTGTAAGTTATTTGAATTGTTGTAATGTAATTTGGTTGATGAGAAAACATTATTGCCTCTGTTTTTGATGAATAAACATTACCACCTAGCTTATCCTTATACACATTAACCCATCCTTCTAAAATAGTATCTTCTACTTCAAGCATAAGGTCATATTCTGAATCCCGTTTATTAATTGAATAAGTACCATCGATTGCCCAAGAGTAAACATCGTTTTCTAAAGTTCCAAACAAAGAAAAAATAGCTTTTCTTGCACTTCCAAAGTAAGTAAGGTCTGAAACCTCTTTTCCTGACTTAGTTACCACTTTGCAATCTCCTTTTTTCCACCTTTCTAAGTCGAAAGGGATTAATTTAGTTTTATTCATATTAAAATTTATTAAGTTTTTCGTAATAATCTCTCGGTTGCGGTTCTGGCTTTGGCGCATAAGGCTTTTGTTCGTCTAAAAACATTTGCCAAAAGCGGTTAGCTTGCTCATCACATTCGGCAAGTCTTAGCCTTTCGATAAACTCTGCCACGTCATTAAGTGAGTTGGCTGATTCGTATTTTGCCAAAGCCCATTCTTCTACTATTTGTTCTAAAAATTCATTCATAATTTTTTGTTGTTTTTAATATGTCCAAATGCTAATAATGATAGTGTACCAAAACTGCCTAAAACTATTCCAAATAGTAGGCTGTCTGTTGCAATTGATTGTTGCAATCTGTCTAAATTATTTAATAGGTGTTGCATATTTATTCAATTTCAATTTTATATTTTGAGTTTATTGTTGTTATAATATATCCATCTTTTATTTCTTCAATATTTTGAACTAAACTAGTTTTAAATGATGGTATAAGTTTAGAATAATATACATAAAAACATTCATTTATTTCAGGTTTAGACCAATCAAACATTAAACCTTTTTCTATAATATTACCAAAAGGATATATATTTTCTTGAGGAAATATAGCAGTATCTAATGTTTCTAATTTAATTAATTTAATTTTATTCATATTATTTCTTTTTAAATTTTTCAAATAATTCTTGTGTAGTATAGTATTTCATATCTAAACCAATCCAATTGTTTTTAGATGTAGTTTGAAAATCTTTAATTCTAATCCATTCAGCAAATTCAATAGCCTCACTATACATTTTTTCTTGCACCCATTTAGCACCTTCTAACCATTTGTCTCTACAAAGTTCTCCAAAATCACAATATGTTTCATCATCATATCCATCATTTGGGTATATTTTTTTAGCCGCTTCTTCAAGTGTTTCTTGTTTAGGTTCTTCTTGTGGAATGATGATTTTGTAACCATAAAATACTCTACCATTATTAGATAGCAAGGGTTTAACCTCAACCCATTCACAACTTGGATTCTTAACAAACCATTCTAAAAACTCATCATCAATAGCTTGTACACCATTAGCAATAAGGTCTTGGTCTGTAGTTAAAATTATTTTTTTATAATCTTTCCAAGCCCTATTTAGGTTATCAATTTCCTTAAATTGTCTAATTTTATTA